AATGTTTTAATATTAAAAGTAGATATAGAATTTTGTAACGACGCTTTAGTTAATGGAAATTCTAAAGCATCAGCTATTTTTAATCCTATATTTTCTGCTAATTTTAAGGTTACATATAAACTAGATTGTACAATATGTCTAGTTGCAACATTAGACGCATTAGCGGCAATTTTCTGTAATCCTACTAATGTATTTCTATCTGGAGTACTTCCATCTCTAGCTTCATTTAATCCGGTCACATCTCTTATCATTTGTAAATAATATTGATATGTTTGTATTAAACTTTGTATTTTAGCTCCTCCTGCGGAAGAATTAAGTTCTTGAATAGGAACTTTACCTGGATTCATATCTCCTTCTTGAGTAAGAGATCTACCAACTATCGAACCAGTTTGGAAATACATATTTAACGCTTCAGCTGGATTATAATTAGTACCGTTACCAAGATCAACCTCAGCTAAACCGTCCATATCTAAATATACACCATCTGGAACTAATCTTGAAATTACTTGTTGTAATTTTAAATGTGTTAATTGAATCATATCAGCAAATCCTATACATTTGCCTACTATAGATTCAATTCTACCTTTGTACATTCTAGGTGCACAAATAGCATAATTCATTTTTACTTTAGTAGTATCAGCCATAGGTCGTGACATATTTTCTGCCATTTCCCATTTTAACATAGTATTAGTTCCTAAAACTTTTGCTCCACTATATAATACTTCTATAGATCTTGAAACTCTTTCAAAATTATCATTCTCTGGAGGATTAAATGTATCAGGTTTTTCTAAAGCTTTTTCTAATCCTTGATCTGTATGTTTTATTTTAAATACCTGATTGTGATATGTTTTATAATCAAAATATAAAACTTGTACAGTATTTTCATCATAATCTCCCCAACCTGTAATATAAGATCTATTACCTGGCATTGCTTGTATTCTTTCTAATTCTTCTTTAGATATATTAGGAAATTCTTTTTTAAGTTCGGGTATAGTTATAGCTTTTAATTCTCCTACATAATATATATCTTCAAAATTTGGATCTTCTGTGTAAGAATATACCAAATAAGCAGGATCAACATAGTCAACTGTTACCCCATTAGCAGTATTAAAACTAGTTTTAGCCGCTGTGATTCCACAAACTGTTAAATCCATGTTTAATCTTCTTCTAATAAGATCATATTTATTTTGGGCTAAAACACTAGAGATGGCTTCTTCTTCTGCAATTTCAATAGATTGTTTATATTTTAATTGCATGTGTAATTCTAACTCATCTTTAGTTTCTGGAATAACATCTAAATCAGGACTTTGATATAAATTTATTCCTAAAGTATTTTTTAATATTTCTAAATAATCAAGAGAAAGCATATCTTCATATATCTTAGAAGCATATTCTGTTCTTTTCTTTATTGATTGAGGATCTTGAGCATAAGCTTTTATATCATAAGTTTTTTGAGATATACCATTAACTACTATATCCACAAATTTAGATAAAATAGGTACTGGTTTCCAGTCTAAATTAAGATATGATAAATCACCATTAATAGATAATTCATCTTTATATTTTTGAATAGATTGTTCTCCCCGAGCATATAATCTTAACTGGTGATAATTATTCCAATTAGTTAAATATCTATTACCATTAGTTCTTCCTGTGCGAAACCACTCTTGTTCTATTGCTTGAGCAACTTGTTCACCGTATTCCAAAGTAGCTTTTTCAGCATCGCTCACTACTTGACTAGGAAAAGGGCTATTAGTGTTAGTATATATATTCATTTAACTTATAATTTTTGATGTATATCCTTTATTATCGTATCTTTTTATACCTAAATCTACAGATTCTCTTAATATAGGTTTGTTGGGTGTATATCTATGTTTATTACACGCCATCAAAGCCAATCCTGAACTAATAGAAGCATCATGAGTAGTTCTATTATTTATATTAAACCTTGCCCAGTCTTCTAATGTTCTTTGAAAATACATATCTCCATATCCGGTTTCTTTTAAACCAACATAATGTTCTATATATGTTTCAATTGCTGAAGCGTGTGCTTGTTTAATATCTTCACTTGAATTAGGGATACCACCTATTTCTCTTTCTGTAACTGATAATTTATTTCTTCTTTTGTCAGGTCTGTTCATTGCAAACCCTCTATAACCTCTTCTTTTAAAATAATATAAAAGTCTTGGTTTATTATTTTCTGCTAGTATTGGCATTCCATAAAATACACACGCCATTAACACATCTTCAAAAAATATTTCAGCTGTTTGAGGTCTAGCTATATATTCTAAAAAGAAATGATTTGCAGGATGATTTTCCATAGAAAACTTAGTTAATCCATGCAAAGATCCATTAGATCCTCTTTTATCAACTGTTCCAGATATATCATAGGGGTCACATCCAAATGCTCCCACGTGTTCATTACCTGGATAATTTACTCCATGTTTGATGTATCTTCTATTTTGTAGAGATTCAGAAGGAACCCAGCTTATTAAAAATCTACCTTGTTTGTTTGGAACAAATATTACTCTACTATCTTGTTCTCCATTTTCCCATATAAAACTTCCTTTAGTTATACTTAAAGAGTTTTTAATATCTTCATTATAATCTATTTGTTGGTATATTTTAGTTAAATTAAATAAAGATTCTTTAGATTCATCTCTAAAAGCGTGTTTAGTAGTTCTTGGAAATTGTCTATAAAATTCATTTAAACCGTCTTGATCATCTTTTAAACCTTCAACTTCATTATCCCAATACTCTACTACTCCTATTTTAATATCGGCGCCATGTGGCCCTTTAACGCTCTGTTTTGGGGTATCGAATACAGGTATGCCATAAGCATCAATGTATCCTTCGTAGTTCCATTCCATAGGTATGAACAAACTATATAGTCCTGAGCGAGTCTGTCCATTGGCGTTTCTTTTTGTAACATCTGAGTCATCATATAGTCTTTTAAAATTTCTACCTCCTTTATCTAATGCGTTTGAAGTAGAACCCATCATACATTTTCCAATAATTCTACTCCCTAATCTTAAAGTTGTTTTTGTAACTCTCCAGTTATTTAATATATTGTTTGGTCTTTCCCATTTTCCACTCTCATCATGTACTAATAGTTTTAATTTTTCACCATCATAACTATTATCTCCTGTATTTTTCCAGTCAATAGTTGTATCTAATCCTTCTAAATCTATCATTTCACTTCCGGCTTCAATACTTCTTCTAGTAAATTTAGAAGCTGGTACTCTATATGCTAGTTCTGTTTTAGGTCGATCCATACCATCTTGAATCGGTTTAAAAAAGAATGGATAATTAACTGAAATTGGTACAACCTTATCAGTAAACATTTTTTTTGCATCTTGTCCAGTTTTAGATAATATTCCATATCTTGAATCACTAGATATTGTTGCTAGATTTATTACTTCTCCTGAGGCCATAAAAGAGAATCCTGATCTACGGTTTTTAAGATAACAAATTCCATAACATCTGGTATCTGCTTTACAAGCTTCCCAGAATAAGAAGAATAATCTATTGGCTTCTCTAAAATCTGGTGACCCAACATCAATCTTACTCCACTGCAAGTACATATAGTGAGTGCCAGTAAGATAAGTAGGTTTACCTTTATTATAAAACCAGAAACCTTCTTCACGTTTTTTAAATTCTTCATCAATATATTCAAACCATTTTTCTTTAAAATCTTCTGGATATTCTCTCCAATGAAATACTGTTTTTATTCTAGTAAGTGGTTTAGGATATTCAGTTTTAGTCCATCTATCATTTTCAAATTTATGAACTTTATCTGCTTTAGGTAAAGCTATTTTAAGATTCTGTATCTCATATACTTCACCTATTTTTCCCGTCTTAGATATTATAATTATATCATGTTCTTCATTGTAACCATATTCCCATTTATTATACCTATTCATTCTTTTAAGAACTTTAGGTTTAATATAACCAGGTAGTATTTTATATAATTCCTGTTCGTACATTATTTAGACCTCCCTTCTGCAAAACCTTTAAAAACTTTTTCTTTCTTAACTTCTTTAGGTTTATCTTCTAACATATTATTTTCTTCTTCAATTCTATTTAAAATTTCAAAAGCATCGAATATAGCTAATTTTTTAGTAGCTGCAGCATTTTTTAATCTATCTGCGGAAATATCTGGTCCAAAATCTATAATGGGTTCTTTAGCAACTTTAATTAATTCTTTAACTGCTATGCGCCCAGCTTGGATTATATTTTTCTTCGTTTCCTTGGTGTTCATACTTTATAACAATATCATTTGATTTCATACAATATAAGCGCTGTTTATTAATTAAAAATTCCCATTCTCCGTTAGGAGTATAACCAACTAAGTCTCCCTCGTTGATTTCTAGCGCTTCTAAAGAACTATTACCATATTTTAATATACCTATTAAGGAACGTTCTTTATTTAATGTTAGAGAATTAGTATCTTTTATTGGTTGAATAAAGCATCTATCACCAAAAGTATGCCAACCAGTAGAATTTTTATATAAATATACTTGGTCTAATGAACAAAAATATAAATCATTTTTAAACCATGATCTACTTTTTTTCTTCTCTCCACGCATATCATAAAAAGTTCTAAAAATATTTTGATGTACTATTACAATATCACCTTTTTTTATTTTGGTTTTAAAAGCTAAAGGAGTTTTAACTACTTTTGCTAATCTATTAACAAATTTCCAAGATTCAATTTGAGTATTAACGACTACTTTTTTATCACCTACTTGGATTTCATTTTTATATTTATCACCTAAAGGTTCTATAATAAAATCATATAAACTTTTCATTAATATTCTAAATCATATTCAACTGATATTGCCATATGAGAATTAAATTTTTTCCATGGTAATACTTCGTTGTTTTTTTTAATATAAATATTATAAGAATTATCAGCCTCTTCAAATAAAATATGAGAAATAATATGACCGCCATACACTTGTTGCCCTAAAGCATAGTGCATAGCGTCATTTTTATAATCAGATCCAATACTGATCTTTCTAATATTATTTGTCACCCTTTTTTTCTTCTTCTTCTTCTTCTTCTTCTTTTTCTATTGGAGTATATTCACCTGTTTGTAGGTTTATATTTACCGGGCCGTATTCTTCTTCTAATTCCTTTTTCAAGTCTTCCATTTCTTTTGAAAAACCTTC